CGCAACAGGCCCCGTCTCCAACTGCCCGCCGCGTATCTCCTCCAGCGTTGTTTTGCTGTCCACCTTCGTCTTCCACCGCGTCGAACCGATGTACATAGCCGGATTGTCGAAATTCCGCTGAAAATAGTTCGCCGGGTCTGCGATGGCGCCGCCTATCCATGCGCCCCATACGGCCTGCATGGCCTCGAAATCGGTTTGTTGGGTTTGGGTTTGTGTTGTCCAGTCGGCGACGAATTGTGCCATTTGCTCCACAAATTGTTCTTCGTGCCCGGCGAGGAATGCTTCTTCCTGCTGCATCATGCGAGCGATAAATCTGTCGAACTCCATCTGCCATGCGGTAGAATCTAAGCCCAGTACCGAATTGATAATACCGCACAACTCCGTTACTGCACGTTCGTCATGTACATCCTCTGGGTTGATTGCGACCACGCCACCCCCTACATGCACACGCGCGAGGCTCAATTCGTAAATCTCGGCGTTTCGCGTGAGCTCCGGCGGTACTGGATTCGCAGAGGCAACACCCGTCAGTGTATACAAGCCGATGAGCCTGTTTTGCGGTCGCAAGTCTAGACGCGCCACGACACGGTCAATGCGCCCATATATCGGGTGCGGGTCTTCAAGCTGTACCTCAACATAGTCCCCGTTGATATCGGGCGTGATTATTAGGATATACCCTTCAATATTGAGGATTCCCGCCCGTGCCCGCAGTGTCACACCCGCGTCGGCTGTAACGTGCAGGTTGGTGCCGAGATTCCGAACGCCGTTTGTGATAAAGCTCCGCATATACGTAGCCCAATCGGCGGCCAAGAGCTTCCGGCGATCCTCTGCTGTTGAATCGAAATGCCCAAACCATACACGTGCCATATTACCACCTCCTCGCATGTAGCATAGAAATGCCTGTTTTACTGCATTTGTTATACCTGTATTTCGCGTTTAACATTGAAAATCCCCCTTTTTTGCAATAAAAGCATGTTGGGTAGGCATAAAGATAGGCATAAAAAAAGAATGTTCTTTGTGCCTTTCGATGTCGGTACTCTTACCGAATACCTATGGATCATACAGCACACCTCTTTTCTGCAAGCAAAAAGGACACCTTTGCAGATGTCCTCTTGTACTATATTTTGATAGCATCAGCCAATTTTAATATTGAATCCTTTTTCTTGTTCGGTAAAACATGTGTGTAAATATCCGCTGTCATCTTTATGCTTGAATGCCCAAGAAGTTCCTGCATCACTCGTAACTCAATGCCATTTTCAAGCCCTCTTGTCGCGAATGTGTGACGAAGTACATGCGGATGAATTTTATTATACCCATCTGCGTATTCTTTCTCTGCGATTTCTCGTCTATCCCTCGGTGGGTTTATTCCAGCCGCTATCGCTATTCTATCAAAATACCACCTCGCTGGATTATAGTGCATGATTTCTCCTTTTTCATTTGTAAAAACATGGTTGTGCGCTGCGGAACACAAGCGTTGCTTTTCCTTTAACATCGTCACAACATCCGGTAAAAGCGGAATGTTTCGGTAGCTCGACTGTGTTTTAGGAGGGCCTATCTCTATGCCGCGTTTAATATTTGCGCTCTGGCTTGAACCGTGGCTTATCAGTGTTTTGTTAATTGAAACATACCCTTCATCGAAATTTATATCATCCCACGTCAAGGCCTGTGCCTCACCTATTCGTGTACCTGTGGCGAGCATAAAGAGAAACATATCCCCTTGCGAATCGTTCCGGCAAGCCTCCATGAACCGCTCTTGCTCCTCAACCGTCAATACTCGCCGTTCTATGCGCTCCATTTTAGGTAGGATCACCGTTTTTGTAACATTCTTTATAATCAATTCGTTTTCTATTGCTTGGTCGAGTGCGCTTGCCAGCGTGTCGTATATACTCCCTACGGTACTCACAGCAAGGTTTTTATCCGTAAGGCTATTGATAAGCTTTTGTATCATTTCCGGACGTAAATCTTTCAACTTAACGCGCCCAAGAACAGGTTTTATATGGTAATTGATGTAGTAACATAATCCCATGTAAGTATTCGTGCGGACGCTACGCTTTTTGTACTCCTCTAACCATGTATCGAGCCATGCGGCAACCGTTATGCGTGTCGGTTCAAGATACAGGCCTTTATCCTGCTCCGCTTTAGCAGCGTTCATTTTTTCCTGCACCTCGCGTTTTGTTTTACCGTAAAACGCCTTGCGCTTCTGCTTACCGTTGTCATCATATCCGACGGTGATTCGACCGCAATACAAACCGTCTGGCCGCTTGGAAATTGTCCCTTCGCCTTGCCCTCGTTTAGCCATTGGTTGCACCGCCTTTCACGATACTTAATTTTAGCCCTGCCAACATCACGACGCATATCATGGCAGTAATGGCGAACCAGTGGTTATCGGTTGTCATGTGACCACCGTCCAGCATCATTCGTGCAAAGGTGTGTGCTTCCAATTCCTGTATGCCGTGGTCTTTCAGAGCAAAGACACCTTCATCGATATGCCCTAGAACGATGTGCCCTAACTCGTGGAGCAAGACACGGATTTTGTCTGTGTGCGGTAAAGTATCGTCTATAAATACTATCTGTGCAATCTGATGGTACACGAAACCTTTTTTCGTTTTTGCGGTATCCACGAGGTCATACCGCCGCAACTCCTCATCTCCCCACGGGATGTTAAAGTAAACAATCCCATGGCCGGTCTGCTTTATGTAGGCCACAATCGCCTCGAGAGTAACATTGCCGTTCATTGCTTTTCGTACCTTGGTAGCTTCTTTGCGAATCCGATTCACAGTCACACCGTACTCTTTTGCCATTCTATATCAACTCCTAATTATGAAATGACGGGGAGTAGCAGACGGCCAGTTCCACCCCTCCCCGGCCTGCCCAGTGTGGATAGAGAACGAGTTCAGCTACACACGCAACAGGACTTTTCGCTTTGTTTTTAGCTCTGGCTGCTCTATCGAGCCAACAAGAACGCACTTCCACGGTCGGCGCAAGAGGTTCGCACCCTCTCTCGGGGCATCGCGTCCGTAGCCCCTGCCGTTTGTTAAGTCAGCCGTTGAATTACCGCATGGCGCGTCTAAGCTTTTCCCGTTAGCCCTTAATAAGTCTTTGCTGGCCTAGCGCAGACCTAAATAGCTTATGGCGCGTTGCTTCTTACGGCGTTTGTGAGGTGCGAGTGTAGCTCCAGCTTGCAATTGTATAGCAAGGTGAGGATATACGGCTTCTTCTTCGTGACACGCCCTGTAACGCCCTTGAACTGGTCTATAGCGTGTTCTATGTCGTCATAGCCCAACGACAGCAGGGAACGCCTTACAAGCTCCCTAGGCTTGTCCTCGCCGCCAATACGGACGGTTGCGCCGTCGGTCATAAGAATGTCCAGCATGATGGCGGTAAACTCGTCTATCATGGCTATATCGTGCGGCCTTGCGGCTTGGAAGCTGTCATAACCGATGTTGTCATGGATGAGAGCCGTGTAAGCCTCTATCCGGCGCGTTGCGTCCGTCGTGTCCTGTCTGTCCACCCTTTCGGACTGGACTTGACTAGGCTTACTATTACTACATTCAAATTTACTATAGTAATTATTACTACGTTCCCGATTTTCAATATCTTGATTTTCAAGTTCTTGATTTTCTATTTCTTGAAAATCGGGAAGTAGAGAAGAAGGCGTAATATCAAGGGATTCCATCGGCACTTCGCTGACGGTACCTTCCCAATGTGAAATTCGCCGACCGCTTTCATCCCGCACGGGAATTTTGGCATAATGGCCTTGCGCTTTCAACTCCGCAAGCCCATTATAAACCGCCGCTTTACCATCCGTGGCATGGTTCACAAGGTCTTTGATGATAACCTTCCAGTTATCGGGCTTGCTAAGGAGATACGCTAATATCCCCTTAGCCTTCCACGACAAGGCTTCATTTTCCAAAAAGCCCCTGTCCATCATCACGAAGTTGTTCGGGCGTTTTTTCACCCGCAAAACCTCGTTTAGCCTTTTATCCTCACTCACCGTCATCACCTTCATACGAAAGGTAATACGCCCAAAATTCGTCGCGCGGCACGGTCATGATCTTGCCAAAACGCTTAGTTGGGCACTTGATACTACGAAGTATCTCATATGCCTTGCCTTCGCTGACTTGCATCAATTCTTGAATGTGGTGCGCCCGGAGCACGGGCGGGTAATCGCGCAGCTCCTTATACTTCTTACCCTCGCCGTGAAGCTCCGCGACAGTGGTTCTGATAAGCTGCTTGAATACGTTTTCGATGATGTTGTTCGGCATTTCCGGTGCCGTTGCTGTTGCTGACATAATACTACCTCCTTCGATTTTGCTTGCTTTTTCCGCCGGAGGAGGCTATAATGATTACATAGCCTCGCTTCGGCGTGGGTTGTGTATGATAAGCACTCGCGCTAACTTTGGACGGTTTCGTGAGTGTTTATTTTTTTATGCTACTGCCTTGAGCTGTGCCAGCTCGTTACGCCATGCTGCCATCTGTGCGAAATCGCTGTTGCTGAAACGGTCGTTCATGCTAAGCTGGAAGATGCAGCTTTCAAGCTTTGAGATTCTTTCCTCGGTCGTCATGTCCTTCTGTGCTGCTGCGTTTCGAGCTTCCATCTTCGCTACTGCCCAAGCTGTCGTCAATGCCATTGAGAAGGTGTATTCAACGTAAACCGTCTTTGTGTAGATAGTGCCTTCGACCTTAACCGACTTTGGGAACTTGCGGCCTTTGTTGGCGTTGAACTTCGTCCATGCGTTCTTCATGATTTCGGATTTGTTATACATTGTTGTGGCCTCCTCGTTTGCTTTATTAAGTGTTGTTTCGTGTCTATATTTATATTATAAACTATTTAGTTTAATTTGTCAACAAGAAATTTAAACTTCTCCATTTATTTTTTAAAATCATTTCGTCAACGTTAAATTTCCTGTTGTATTTATAAATTACTTAGTGTATACTAAATATAGAAACACAATATGGGGGTGTTCGGCATGGCCACAAGCGAGCGCATACGGATTCTACTTGTAAAGCGCAACAATATATCTGAATCAGAATTGGCGCGCCGTCTTGGTATTTCGCCGCAAAATTTACACGGTAAAATGAAGCGCGATAATTTCAGCGAAAAAGAGTTGGCCGAAATTGCTAACGCCTTGGATTGTGATTTCGATATAGCTTTTACTTTACGTGACACTGGTGAAACGGTGTAGGAGGTAAAACAATGAGCCAATACGCAAAGGTGCTGTTGTCCATCATGAGCGGAACACATGATAAAAACATAGCGTTCTCGGAGTTGCAAAACGTGTTGAACCGCCTCGGCTTTTCCTGTAGAATAAAAGGCGACCACTTCATCTATACTAAAAATGGTGTAGACGAAATCATCAACATACAGCCGCTAGGCATGAAAGCGAAACCATACCAAGTAAAACAAATACGGAACATCATACTGCGCTATCAGATGGGAGGCGACATAAATGCATAAATACGAAATCATCATGTATTGGAGCCACGACGACAACGCATATATCGCGGAAGTGCCGGAGTTGGCCGGGTGCATGGCCGACGGCGAAACCGCAAGAGAAGCCCTCCACAACGTGGAGCAAGTCATCCAAGAGTGGATTGAAACCGCCGAAGAACTTGACCGACCGATCCCGGAACCCAAGGGCCGGTTAAGCTACGCATAGAAAAATAGCGGTTTATGTTCCCAGCACAACCGCGTATAGTTCCAGTTTAAAAGGACATTCCATCACGGAGTGTCCTTCACTTTGTAACATTCTATTGATTAAGTGCAGCGCGTACCCGTTCTCGTATAAGTTCTAAGGTTATAACTTCCCAGTGATTGATGTAGATTAATTTGACCCCGTTTCTTTCACTTGCTTCTTTTTTCAGCTTATCTCGTGCTACTGTTTTTTGGAAACCTTCTTCTCCTCCGAAAAATTCAACAGGTTCAAAATGCTGTTTCCCTTGGTACTCGATTGCAACTTTCAACCCGGATATATAAATATCGTATGACATCTGACCGCCCGCATCCGTTTTCAAAAAGAACGGTCTGTGCTGGTAGATAACGACATGCTCCTTGAATAGCTTTTTGGCATAATTATAAACCATTTCTTCCGTTGTCCATTTATTAACCGAGCGTAGATATGTGCTCCATTCAAGGTCTTTGAATTCGTCTTTACACGCACGTTCGAGTATCGTGTCGGCGTATTGCCAAACATCATCCTTCTCCCGAAAATTCTTCTCTACAAAGGTATAACAGAAATGCTGTTCAAAACGTTGCTTAAAACGTTCACCTTTATGCGAAAAAACGGCATCGCGGAAACCCCGCTCGCTTCGCCCATCGGCTGACCCTATCATACTGTAATCCTTTAACCACCGACCAATCAACCCATTTATATACGAATATGGTTTCTGTGTCGTGTACGCTACTGAAAATTTAGGAACGCCTTCGCTGTTTACGAACATCATTACCACAAAATAATAATGCAGGCCTTCCCACGCCTCATACCGCTCTCTTAGACGCAGGTCAGGAAGCAAGTTGCCTATTTGTTCAACAAGCGTTTCGCGTTCCGGGCACCAGTATATTCGTGTGTACCCCTTGAATTTAGTGTAGCTAATATCTAGGCTTAAATATTGGATGCCCGTTACTACCTCCATATCGCGCAAAAAACGGCTGTGATTATATTTGAACCCAAGAGAGTTATATGTTACTTCCTCAATATAAAGTTCGTAATACTCGCCGTTGGCAACCGGCATATCCATATAAGGCGTGCCAGCAGTCCATGCGTACATCTTGTCAGCGTTTAGGCATACCGGGGAATTGCTTAAGATTTTACCAACATAGAGAACAAGACTATCCTCGATAACAAGTACTTTTTCAAAATCATCAATGCGATACGTTTCTACGGCATAACTCTCAAGGTTTTTTTCAAATTTATCCAAAATGAAGCCAACCGTTCTCAAAGGTAAATGTAACATAAAATCCCCCCTAACCGTCATACATGATTTTATCAGTTTAAGGCGGTTAGGTCAAATAACTCTTGCGTTTTCCGTCGTTTCGGTATATACTATGTGCAGATGGACACTCCGCAAGCGGAAGTGTCTTTCGTGGTTTTACGGCTCAATTTTACGGGTAGGCATAAGATAGGCATAAATTGACAAGGAAAGAGCCGCGAAATCCCTAGTTTACGGGCTTTCATGCAAATTATCAAACTACCCAAACCAGACTTTTGCCATATTATCGTACGGCCTCCCTTCTATTTACTAAACTAAAAAGGTTTGGCAAACGTTCGCCAAACCTGATTTCTGCTCTGTAGCCTGTCTGCCTTTCCCATACCTCCCGCACACCAGAGACAACGGCATCAAGCTGGATACCGTATCTTCGAACGCGCAATGTCACCTTATCGCCAAAGAAAAAGTCTCTTTCGAAAGTGAAGGTGTTCGGTAGTGTATCCGCTTCTATTGTTTGTACTGCGGCGTATCCGTTAAGTAGCTGGTTCCCGTAATACATCAGCTCCGTTATATCGCGTGCGTTTGAACAGTCTAAAAAGGTTTCAAACCGTTCGTCGCTGTCGTTATCCGCACCGAGTGTGTAGATCAGCCGATTTTCATCGCTTCCCATACCCCCGGCATAACCTGTGTTGCGGTAATTTGCGAAATCCTCACTGTACTTATATCTCCCGATGTTGTTGTGCTCTGTTTGGAACACGACACGGTCATTCTCGGACTGTCCGACGCTGCGATCCGTGCCGGCGACGATATCGAACACCCACTGGTCGGCCGATAAATCCAGATAGATTTCATACCCCACGCCTGCGTACGCGCAGATTGCCTCAATCTCGTCAGCCAGATTCGAGTACCGCGCCTGCCAAGGGAACACAATCCCCCGATGCTTGTTTTCCGCGATGACCATCCGATTGAAGTTTCTTTTCATATCCGGCGATTCCGTCATGTTCCGGCGCGCGAAGTGTTTAACCACAGTCTCTGCATCCCCACTGATTCGCTCGTAGCCATAGGCGGACGGTTGCTCCTCCTTCGTTGGCGGGATTACGATTCTCTGTCGCGTCCTGCCGTCAGGCATGTCGCCAAACACGGCCAAGTCACGCTCTCCGCGCCCCTCAGACAGCTCCACACGGCGTATGATTCCCGCTCTCCGTCCATCCTTGTTGATGACGATGACACGCCCGCGCTGGAATAGCTCTGCGCCTAATTCCGGTTCGATGTGGATTTCGAAACTACCCGTCCCGCGCAGCTCGCGGCGCAGTATGATGGACACCGCTCTGGATGTTGCACCAATCCAATTTATGTCGCGGTCGTATACCCTGATTTCTGCGTCCATTTTATACCCCCGTAAACCGTTTCCATAACGATAGACGAACGCGAATATGCGTGTTGTTATCGTCCGTATGGAAGCTCAATATGTTTTCCCCCTGCGGCAGCATGATAAAGTCGCTGTCATCTGAAAGGTACGAGTAGGCGTTCACTTTAATGGGTCGTGATTGCTCGTCCACTGTTAGCAGCGATACCTCAATCGCCTCCGGGTCTGTGTTGATAAATAGTTGTTCATGGTCTTGGATATGCTTTTCAACCTGTATAAACTGGCCTGTCGTCTCATTCAACACCTTCGGATTGATCGCGCCGCCACCTATGTATATCTTCAAGGGCAGCTCAATATCGCCGTCGTTATCGAGGATGGCTTGGTACCCAAGCGTGCCAAAGAAGCCCGGTGTCTCAATCGGGAATTCCAGTCCGCCGTCCACATAGGCGAGGGCCACTTCGTCCGGCCTTGGAGCCATTAAGAATACTTGCGGGCACTCGAAAATCACATTCAGCGTCTGTACGTTCTGAATTTTATTTTCATACGGGTTCCCGCGGCAGAATGCATCAATATGATACACGCCCGCATCGTTCTGGTATATCAGCGTCCCGACACCGTTTAGCGGGTTGCACACCCGGTTTAACTCGCGGCGCATCTGGTACATCTCGCGCACCCCGTTCGAGCCGTGGATATGCGCTGTGGCTTTTATGGTTCGCGCCTCCATTAACAAAGCATTTAGGGTGTATCCATGCTGTCCCATGGATTGCGTGTATATTGGGTTCACCGGCGGCGCTTCCAGGCCAGTGATACGCCAAAACACATAGGGCGCACGACTGTCAAAGGAAATTTCCGCACCGTGTGCGTTGATGAAGCGTAATAATTGCAATATACCACCTCCGCTATACCCGCGCCAGTTGTTCGCTCATCTGCTCTGTCGCCTTACTGATTTCTGAGTAACTCACAACGGGTGTATTGAAATTGTTCGTGATATTGTTTGTTGTCCCCGCGCCGTAAGATGCGCCTTGCCCGTCCGCGCTTGCACCTGAAACGCTCTCGGCCTCGCGGCGGAACGCTTCCGCGTACGCCGCTCCCTGCCGCCGTCCGATTTCAGCAAATTCCGCAATCGCGGCCTCAAAGCTTGACAGCACATTGCGCAGAGCCGTTTTCATGATATTTTCGGATTTATTCGCCGTTTGCTGCGTGATTTGAAGGCTTGCAGCAGCATGTTCTGCCTCAGCTTTCTCCATGCGGTCCTGGGATTCGGTGCGCTGGGTCTCTTTGATGTCCACGTCCGTCTTTTGAAGCTCATGTTCTTTTTCGATGCGTTCCTCAAAAGCTTTATACGCTTCCTCGTGAGTCTTGATAGCCGCATCGCGTTCCTTTTGCAACTCGTCAATCCGGCGGCTTGCGCCCTCACGCACGGCGGCAATCTGGTCACTGAGGGCTTGTTTCTCGTCCTCCAGAGATTGGCGGCGAAGTGTTTTTTGCCGCTCAGCGGTCAGATTGTCAATTTCTTTTTGCAACTCGTAACGGTTCCCGTCGTCTGTTTCGTATTGCAATTGCGCATTTAGCCGATTCAGTTTGTCTTGGAAATCTTCTTCCTCTTCCGCCCGGTTGAGGGATTGCATGATGTCCTCAATCTGACGGATTTTCCCTTGCAAAATCGAAATTTCGGCATCGGCGGCCTCGCGGGCGCGCTCGATTTCATAATCATACAGCTCTTTTGTGGCGGCTTTACGGTCAGACAGCATCTGCTTTTCCTTTTTAAGCAGTTCGGAACGGTATGCCTCCAACGCCTTGACACGTTCTTTCTCCGCGTCCTCTTCGGCTTTCTGGCGTTCTTTGATGAAGCGCGCGGACATTACCCTGAGTTGCTGCTCAAAGCCGCTTCGCTGTGCGAGGAGGTCATTATAGTACGCCAGCTCACTATCTGCCATTTTGGACAACTCGCCGCCAAAGGCATCCGCGAGGGACAGCATCTCCGCGTTGACGCGTTCCAGTTTTGCTTCAAGATGGGCGATTTCGTCATCCGCCGTGAAGGTGAATTTGCTTTCTTCCCCATTCGCGCCCGGCACGTGCGCGCCGCTTAGGGCGCGAAGGTATTCTGCTTCTTTGTCCAGCTCTTCCAGTGTGGCTTTGAATACTTCGCGCTGGGCGGCATTGATTTTGTCAACACGCTTCGCAAGCAGATCCGTCTGGATATCGTTAATTTCATCCAGACGCGTTTTCAATGTTATCGGATACGCGGCTAACGATTCTATTAACTCCTGTTTCTTGATATCAAGTTCCGCGATAAGAGCGCTGAAATCGACATTCTCCGACCGTATGCTTGCGCGCTCCCGCATATCGTTTAAATACGCATCAAGGTCTGTCTCGCGCTGGTTCCGCCGCAGGCTGTACATCTGCTTGTCCAGGTCAATGACAAGACCCGCATAATCCGCGTATCGTTCACGCAGCAGCGCCAGCGCCTCCAGTTCCGCTTCAACGCCCATTTCAGTGAGCGCCTTGCGGTCTTGTAACGCCCGGTATTCGATATCATACCGTTCCCGCGCGGATTCTTCGGCGGTTTTACTTGCTTTCTTTCCACCGCTTCCTTCGCCCCCTATTGGGATGTTCGCTGCTTCGGAGTTGAGGAGGTTGAGGCCGGCGAGCAGCTTTTCCTTCTCTTCCAATAATTTATTTATAGATTCATAACTCTGCGCCCGCAGAGCTTCTACATCGACTGTTGCTTTTCCCAAAAGAGAAAGCTGGTATATTTCTTCTGAGTATCCTTCTATCCTTGCGCGGGTGCTCATGATAACAACATCCGTTAAATCAATCTGGTTCTGCACCTGCTCTTTACGCGATTCCCGAGAGGCGAGTATGACGGCTTCAAGCGCGTCCACGTTATCAAAAATACCAACGCCATATTTTGCAACGGCGCTTGTCAGCTCCGGGTATGTCTGCATGAGGCTCTGCATCTCGTTGAGCGTCAATTTCTCGCCCTCACGGATTTTATCCAGTGCCTTACCCGCCGACGCGAGGCCGGATACGTAGTTGTCAACAGCCTTGTCGGTTTCGGTATACGCCTCGCCCAATTCTTTGAGGGGGGCGGCATACGCGGCTGCCTTGGCTTCCAGCTCTTCCTGCGCGGCGGCGGCGCGGGTTTGTTCATTTATGTACGGCTGCATTTTCCGGCTTAATGCGGCGTATTTACCACTAAGCCCGTCAACGATAAGTGCAAACGTTTCTGTGGTGGTCGTGGCTTTATCCGTCTCGATTCCGTACTCTTCAACAGCAGTGATGATATCGTCCCACGCTTCCAATGCGCCCTCTTGCGCGCCTAGCACAGCATCAAACGGAGTACTGTCGTCCCCCTCTTCAAAGAGGCTCTTAAGCTCCTCTGCTTTTTGGATTAAGCCATCCAAGCGGGCTGTTTCCTCTTCATAATCCATGAGGTTCCCTGCGTTTACAGTGCCGTCCAAAAGCTCCCGCACACGTTCAACACGTTCTTGAAATTCTTTCATTTTTGTTGTTGTATCAACGATTACTCCGATGACAGTGCCGAGCGCTAAGGCAATACCTGTGATGATGAGGCCGATCCCCGATGTTGATACTGCTAAATCAAAAACTTTCCATGCCGCAGCCGCTTTCTGTATCAGGGGGATAATTGTAGTGAGTATCATAAACCCACTCAATGCGATGCCCGCCGTCGTAGCCGCGACTACAAGCGCTTGATTTTCTTTTATAAAATCGGTCAACGCTCTTACCGCCTTTGTGATAAGGCCGCTGAACGCCTGCACAGCCGGTGCGACGCTTTCACCGAACGCCACGCCCAACTCCTTGCCCGCGGCGGCGGACTGCGCCAAGGAGCCACCAAGCTCATCCGCATATGTTGCGGCTTGCCCTGCAACGGCTTCCGTCTCTTGCATGAAGCCATTGTACACAGCCTGCGCCCGTTCCGCCTGTGTGAGTGCTTCCGTCGTCTTACCAAGGGACTTCGCATATTCCTCAATCATTTTTGCAAGGTTCTTCGTCACACCGACGGCGTCCGCATTGACGGAGTTCTCATTTTTAATACCCTCCGTGGTTACCCTGACAGCTTCCGAAAGCGTATAATGCGCCTGGCGGTTCGTCGTCGCGCTGTCCTTCAAACGACCCATCAGTGTGACGGTTTGCTCCATCGTCAAACCGTAGGCCGTCAGGTTTTTAATACCCTGCGCGACATCTGCGCTACCCATCAGCTTATCTGTATTCAAGTTTTCCAGCGCGGCCTGTGCCTCTGCGGCGCTTACGCCTATGGCGCGCATCCCGGAATCGAAACCCTTCATGGTGTCGTTGAATTGCACATAGGCGCTCACGCCCGCGCCAATCGCTTTTACGATTGCCGCAAACGCCGCCGTGCCCGCTGCGCCTACCTTGACATAGTTTTTTTCGAGTTCCTTGTTCTGCGCGGCAACTTCCTGCTCCTGCCGGGCGATTTCGGCGAGGCGGGTTTTCATCTGCTCCAGCCCGGAGGCGTCCACTTTGATTTTGATACCTTCGTTCACGGCGGCCATCTGCGCTTCAATCTCGGCAAGTTTAGCGCGTGCGGCCTCTTTCTCTGCATCCACCTTGATTTTGATGCCGGCCTCAAGTTCTTTCATTTTGGCTTTGAGGTCGGCGATTTTAGCCTCGGCTTTTTCAATACCCTCCGTGTCGGTGGTGACATTGATATTGCCCTCGGTGGCAGTTTTTGCTTTCCGCAGCTCCTCCAGCTCGGCGCGGAGCGCTTTAATTCCGTCCGTGTTGGCCGGTATCCGCATTTGACTTTCCAACCTGTCTTTATCTCGTTGCAGCTCGCGCAGTTGTTTCTGCATCTCCAAAAGCTCCGGCGCGGACATGCGGAGGCGGATTTCCTTCGCAAGCTTCTCCTTTTCGGCGTTTAACTCGGAAAGGGATTGTTTTGCGGCATTTACGCCCTCCGCGACGCCGCCAAACGTCATCCTAACTTTTAATACCAGTTCTTCCAGTACCATGCCGCACCTCCTATATGCCGAACATTTCCTGCGCGCTCACCTCGCGTATGCCGTTCGCTGCGGGCGGCTCATTAGCGCCCGCGCCACCGTCCGTTTTTACTTTATGAAGCTTGTTGTATTCGCGGATAACAACGGTAATCTCATCGAGATAATAATCTTCCAACAGAGCCCTCTTTGATATACCCATCGACAGCGCGCCCGCAATTAAACCTTGTAGCCAGTTTTCGTCGTCGCCCGGATTGCCGTCACGACCTGTGTCAGACGGCTCCGAAACTCCCCCAGCGCATTCACCTCGATAAAGGCTTGGATGATGTCGAGGAAACCGACCAGGCCAACACCCGGGTCATTGAGCAACGCGTCCGCATCGACTCCGGTAAGTTCGGCCACGAACGCAACCGCGTGTTCCGGCACAACGAAAAAGGCTGCTCTCGCCGCCTCCATGAGCATTGTTTTATCAAACTTCGTCAGGCCGTCCACGATTTCCTGTGTTTCTTTGCCGGGGAAAAGTTTTCCAAGGATGTCCTCTGGCAGTGTTTCAACCCGTTTCAGTGCGCGTAGGTAGGCCCCCAGCGGCATCTTTTTGATTTCATAACCGCAAACGTCTTTTGTTTTCCCAAGCGAAAGGGTGTTATTGTCCTTCTTTGCTTGGTCTTTACGGAATATCTGCATATATTAATCCTTTCTGCCGCCAGGGGCTGTTGTTATTTACGCGCCGGTGCCCGCACTCGGGACAGTGCTAAGCCATGCCACGTCCGTACCAACGTGAATTTTGCAAGGCTGGTCGTCAAATTTACGTTTTGTAAGTGTGCCTCTGACGGTGTAGGTGCAAATCTCCGTGCCATCACCCTTTGTCTGGTGTTCGCCCTCGACAACCTCGTTCACCGTGAAGCTGAACCAACAATACATGCGGTACTCATCATTGGCTTGCTTCACCGCAAACGTGAGTGCATATTCTTGGTTCTTGCCCTGCGGATTATACGCCAGCGTTTTCTCCGCGCTGTCATATTCACCGAAACCAAGCTCCGCGATGTTTTCCAGCGTCATTTCCGCGAACACAATATCCACATTGATGCCGTTCCACGATTTCATATCCAGATAGATCGCGTCATCGGCGTAAATCTTCGTCGAAGACACATCCGGCGTTTTAGTCAGGTTCTGCGCGAACGGGATATTCAATTTTGTACCGACGGCATAACCTTCCGTATCGTTCTGTGTAACAGGAAAGACGCCGAGGCGGCTCAAACCCTGTAAAGCCAATTTATCAGCCATATTATTTACCTTCCTTTCATCGTATCGTTTTGAACAACATGTTTTTTCGTCGTAATCCGCTTTCGTCGCGGAGGTCATATGCGTTCTGCCGGGAGAAACCGATTGCGCGCATCGCCTTGGCCGCCGCTGATGCCAACGCAGACGCTTCCGCGCCCGTGCGCGCCCAGATGTCCACTGTGAAGTGGATTTCGGTCATGTATTCGCCGTCATCCGCGTGGTCGTACTCGCCGTTGTGCATCTCAAAATAGCTGATGCACGGCTTTCGCGCGAAGGATTCTGGCCAGTGGAATACGACATCGTTGCAGACCGTCAACAACGCGGCTTTCACGTCAGGAGCCATATCAATCATCAGACCCCACCCCCGAACGCACGCGACACCGCATCGAGTAAACCCTTCTGCACAATCTGTACAACCTTATCCTTTTCCGCCAAAAACGCGGGCATCATATAAGGCTGGGCTGCCTGTCCATTGGTGAACTTGTAACCCAGCTTTTCCGCCACATCAGGCGGAAGCGCCCAACCCTTTTGCGCGAACGCGGAAGCGGGTAATGGGTCAATGCCCGCCGGCAAACTGCCCTGGCTGGCTGCACCCTTCGGGCCCGTGCCGAATTCCACATAGCCGGAATACGGTGCGGTGGCGCTGACCTCGGACACTACATCACTGTTTTCGACATAGGCGTCGGTTATGATGCCGTTCCGTAATGCGCCCATATCGACAGGCGCAAGACTTTTCGCCCGCGCCTGTATCAGCTTTGCACCTTTCTCTACAGCCGGTAGCGCCTCCTCCGGCGTGAGGAGGCTTTGCAACTTATCGAACACCTCGCTGCTTTGCTTCTCAAAATCATCCGCCATCGCTGCGTACCTCCTCCGCCAGAATTCGCATATGCGCTGGCCAGCGCTCAATGCTTTTGATGGTGTAAAACTTTTTGCCGTCAGCGAAGCGGTCGTTTTCACGAAAGGCAACGCTAACGGCGTTTGTGAGCAATAAAAAAGCATACCGGGGGTCAAGTCCGTATGCTTCGTGGAACCCTTGCTTATTCCCGGCCAGAGGCTGGAGATGACCCTTGAACCGCGCAGCCTTCTCCGGGTACTCCACACCTGTGCCTTCGTATGTGTCGCCCGTTGGCACGGCGGGGTATAATACAAACGGGCGTAGATCACGGTGCAATAGCCTCATCACACACCACCACCTTTGATTAGGCGATAGGCATTCAACCCGCAGGTGACGCTTTCCGGGTAGTCACGCGCGTCTGTGAATGTGGTAGTAACACCACCCTCGGAACGGCTATGCATGCCCTCCGCCCCGGCGCGGTTGTAGTCAATGACCGCAATCCGCACCGCAATCGGTTCGAACGCCGCTAACCACTGCCCTGGTGTCCGCCTTGTATATGACATAACGTAGCAGATTGCGTCATCGACATAAAAATCCGCCGATGATTTGCATTTCAAACCCGCGCGCCGCCGGAATGTTTTATACATCCAGTTCAAGTCCATGCGTACACCGCCTAACCTTTGTTTTTGGACTGTCGCTTTTGCATCTCCTCCACGGGTTCGACAACATAGCCCACCGCCGCCAGCGCATCCGCAACAGTTTTATTGCCGGTCATAAATACGCCGCCGGTGAATTGCGCCAGTAGGCGGTTTTTGTCTTTGTCCCACACGAGCGCACCGCCTTTTTGCTGTACTGTGTACATGCAACCGCCTCCTAGTTGATGTCGATGTTTGTAATGGATCCGTGCAGGAACGACGGACCATGTGCGAGGCCAATCTGGCCGTAGATTTGGATGCGGTCAGACGCGCCGATTTTGGCAAGCGGCTCCTCGAAGAGTACGCCTTTATTCGGCACGGCCTGGAACACAGGCGCAATGTGCGCCACATCGGCAACCAATATGGTATCCACCGGCATGAAACGGTTCCACACCACACCCATGTTGAAGAAGTCCGTCTCGATATTCGTGATGGACATACCGGCAATATTCCGGCTTGCAGGCTGGTTGTAGCCGATCTGTGTTTCGTACAGGTCGGTGATTCGCTGCTTCAACTCTGCATTGCAGAATAAAACCATATTCCCGAACATCGCGCCATTGTTCGCCATTTGCAAATACAACGCCTTGAGCAGCTCCTTCGACAGCTTCGCGTTGCCTGCGTTGATGCCGGAATCGCCTGACGCAACCTCGAGCATACCGCGCGTTTTGTTGGCGACGCTGACGGCGGTCGATTTTTGATACGCACCGACGAGGAACGAGTACTCCACATCGCGCGCGATCTTAATAAGCCGCTGTTGAATCTGCCACGCCTTTTCATCCGGCGGGTTCGCCGTTGCGTTGGCGGAGTTCAGCCCGGACAGCTTGCCGCTGTTGGACTGTTTGAGATAGGTTATGTCGATAACCTCCTGATGAATCTGCACGACGTTTGTCTCCTGCGTGCGTGCGATGGCCGTCGCCGCAGGTGCTGTCGCGGACGCCTGCTCCGAGATGTCCGGTTGTGCCGGGGCGGGGTAGTCAAACATCACCGCCGTGGGGAATTCATCGTTCATCGTCTGCCGCCCGCCCGTCAAGCCGCCAATCATTGAAAGAAACGGCGTTGTCGTCGGGTCAGCGGTGAAAAGTTCCCCCGCATAATTCGGGAGATTCCAAGTTGTACCTATTCCGGTTACTTGAGGCATATTACACACTCCTTTTTAGTCAAGATAGATTCCATTTGCCGCCGCCTCCTGCTTGATGGTGATGGCGGCGATGTTGTTTTGATCCGCGTGCGCCTTTGCAAGCGCCGCCAAATACCCTTCGCGCCCGGTCTTTGCCGCACCCGGCGCACCGCCCGTTTTGGGCGCAGGGGATTTAATACGTTCGTTCACCGCAGTTTCCACTGCCGAACGGAACACCGTCTCCACATTGTCGATGGCGGCTTTCACCCCTTCCGCGCTCTCGAAGGGCAGCATGTCCAGAAGCTTCGGAGACAGGCCCCGTTCTTCCAAAATGCCGTGCGCCTCCATACGCAGCTCGCGCTTATTCAGCTCCGCGAGACGGCTCTTATATGCCGTCTCCTGCTGTTCGCGCTCGTACTGTGATTTTTGTTCGGCGTTCATTTTGGCGAGCTTCTCCGCCTCCTGCTGCGCCTGTTTGAGCAGGCTCGGCACTTGCTCGGTCTTAAAGCTCTCCAGCGCCTGCGTGACGCGCCTGTCCACCTCGGATTGGAATTCCTTCTCCGTGAATGTTTTCGGCGGTTCCTGCGCCTGCGCGGCGGGTTCCTGCGTGTTTTGCGCGTTCTGCTGCCCCGTAAGGTTCTGCACCGGGTTCTGCTCGGCAGCCCCCTCGACAGCCCCTTGCGTTACATTGTTTTCTGCCATAATGTTCATTCCTTTCATGTTTTTTTATATAGAAAAAGACAGCCCGGTTTGGACTGTCTTATGGCAAACAAATATTACTCATGAACGTCGTGACCGTTATCGCACAAGCTCCTCAGCAGGGCGCCAAAGGTGCGGCAACCCCATTTCGATACAATACTGCCTATACATACTAAACTCGCCATCGCGCTTCGCACGTTCCGCTTTCGTCATTGTGGACGGCAAGGCAACATACCCACCTGCCCTTTCGGCGACTCTGTCTAGCGCGTCCATCTCATTTTCATATTCACTGTCCATCGTTACACCTCCCCGTTAAGCGTATACTTCTCCAATAACTGCGCCACTGCCTTTTCGTCGATTTCCATACGGTATGGATGCAATCATGGCCTTCCTACGCGCCAAATAGCCTTTTAACTACGCCGATAACGATGCTCGTTGTTATGCCTGCCAGAAACATCAATAGAATCTTCCCGGCTGATGGTTCTTTTTCCATGTTGTTCGCCTCCTTTTCGGCGTGAAAAAACCGCCCCGAGGGACGGTTTTTTGCAATGCAAGAAAAAGGGAACCGTTGCGAGACGGTTCCCTCGGGCATCTGGCAGGCGTGGCATTCTCCTGCATCTCTTGGGTCTCCCCTGTCAAACCATCGGCGTGTGGCTGCCACGAAATTGACCACCTCAAATGCCCTATATTACTATAACTGAATTATAGCATATTTATTCCGATTTGTAAAGAATCTTCTTCGTGCGCAGGTATCTCTGGTATCTTTTGTCCTCTACCTTCAAGAACGTAATCACAGAATTTTTGTGCTCTTGTATGTCAAACGATGTATGCAGTCTTAAAACCAACTGGAGGTGCGCACCATTTTCAGTAATCTCCTTAAGGACAATCGCAGTATTAGGCTTGCTGTCCTCTATGATGTAGTCGTCACCTCGGAAGCCATTTGTCGCGATAGCGTCATACCCCTTTTAGGGCAGATTAACAATCTATACCGTCAAACAACACTTGAAAGTGTGCTTTATCATGCATGTCAGTTAAAGTATGATACCAGTCTACGGCAAATTTTTGCAAGGGCTCCGGCAGTTCTTCGATATGGTTGATTTTTTCAAAATCGTCATACATCATTTCCATAACATAATATTCGGGGTAAAAAGCATCGCTTCTATATGGGCTAAGCCACCCTTTGGCAACCCATTCTTTTGTCACTTCAAGCAACTGTCTTCGGACACCTATAATGCCTGAAGTTTTGCCGTGGTCACAAGATTCTGACAAATACGTTTCGTAACAATATGCCGCAAAACGCCCTGAAAACCAACTGTGAACCGCGTCGCCAACATCCGGTCGTTCCATGTGCTCACTCCTTTATAATAGCCTTGGTTCGGTTTAGTATGACAATGTAGTCGTCACCGCAAAAACCATTTGTCCGTATTGCATCATACCCTTGTATGGCGGCGTAAGTCCCCATGTCCTCAATAACAGCCTCCCATGATTCGCGGTCATCGCTTTTCCAAGGCGGGGTAGCCAATGCATCCTGCCATTCCTTCCAGAGTTCTTGCGCATCTACTATTCTTGCTTCGTTGCTCAGAAGCATCTTAAACACCACGCCATCATTTGCAGCGTATGTCCTTGCCCTTCCTTCATCAAACGCGCCATATGTGCCGCGCCCATGTTTATTGTTTTCACGGCTACTGTTAACGTGCAACTCCCCGCTCCTAAACTGCTCCGCCATATCAGCCGCTTTCATATCAGCAGTCGAGGACAACCCCCGGTATATAACACGTTGCCCCTCTGCCAACTTGTCAAACTCATCTGCCGATACAACCTGTGGCAAACCGTCAAACCCTTGCGTTTTTAGAATATGGCTGAACACCTCGCCTTTACCCACACTGTAAACTTGGGGGCTGTTTTCAAGCTCATAAGCAATTCGTTTGGCTTTGTCTATCACTTCTTCGGCGGTCAATATAGGTGCTTTCATTATACCGCTTTCCGCTTCCTCTTTCAAGAACCTTTTCTCCCACTCCCGGTACGTCATCCCCGGCGGCACAATCTCGTTCTTGCCCGTCTCCGGGTCGCGCGCCCGCCGCTCCATGCTGTCCAGCGTTTCATCATCAAAATGCGCCACGGTCGTCGAGCGGCACCACGGATGTGCGGGCGGATAGTTTACGCCCGGCTTTGCGTCGGCGACATTGAACGTCTTACCGTCCAAGTCCCGGCATGTCTCCGAGGTGCGCTTGTCAAGCGTTGCGAGATAGCGGTATCGGTCAACGCCACAACGGTCATACGCCTGTATCTCGCCTTGCCCCGCGAAGTAGTTGGTTTCCGTGCGGATAAGCCGCTCTGCTTTCCAAAGGTCAACCTGTTGCAAATCGGAAAGCTCCTGTGACATGGTGCGGATGTTCACGCCCGCGAGGGATGCTTTCGCGATAATTCCCTTTGCCTGCACGGCGACATCTGCGGTGTTCCATCCGACGGAATCCTTGAAATTCCGTCCTTCCCATTGGCTGTTTAGTATGCTGTTGAGCATCTGTTGGTTCGGCCTGCGCACTGTGAAACCAATGCCGGCCGCCTGTTGGACACTGTATGTGCTGCGCCCGAAGCTCTCTGTCACAATACCGCCAAAGAAATCACCCATCAGGCGGATGTCCTGCCCGCCAACGCGGATGAAGGTGTTGTCGATATGCTGCTTCAAGGCTTCCAGTTGCTGCTTGCGGTAAAGATAGTTCGCGCCGTCACCGCTGTGCTTCTCCATATTGCGGACGACAGAGGCCAATTCCCGGCGGATGTCGTCATGCGCCCTGTTGTGTATGACGGAGATCTCACGGTAGAACGCGTCTGATAGCTCTTGGAAGTACGCCTCGTCTGCGACAGCGCGGTCGTTCCAATACGCGGCGCTGCTTTTTCTGACACTGTTCGGCATGGCTTACCGCCCCATTTCAGTCTGCATCCTAGCGTTAAGCGAATTCAATTGGTTCTGCACCTGCCCCGCGCGCTCCGCTTGTGCCTTCACAACCTCGTCTGCCGCGTCTTTGACAAACGGCACCTGCGTCAAGAGCGTTTCGTTTGACACAATCCCCACGAGTGTTGCGACCGTCTGCGCCATCTCCAGCTCATTGTTCGGCAGCGTGCGATTAAAGATGATATTCACCTCATCCGGTGCGATGCCGATCTGGTTCTTTAAGCTTGCGACGGCGTACAGAATACGTAGGCGGTTCCGAAGCCCCGCCGTAAAGAATCGCTCCTTTACCTTGGCAAGGTATTCCAGAGACAGCACCTTGAATCGCATGGCGACGCCGCTGACATTGCCGGAAAACTGCTCATCTGTAAAATCCGGTGTGTGACTGAATTTGTGAATATCCATCGCGAGGGCTTTTTTCAGCACCTCCGTCTCCGTTTCATTCAACGTCTTCGATAAATACGCCGCATCCGCCGCGTGTGTGCCTTCACCCGGCAGCTCTAAAATGCCGCCGCGGAGCATCAACTCAATCGCCTCTGGGTCATCGCCCAGCGTGGCGTTTTTTATGACGAGTATGGCGTTTACAAAGCGCTCCTTGTCGTTCACACGGTCGGAGCCAAGCACATCATAGGCGTCTATCAGCGTCAGGACATCCTCAAAATCGCCGCGCCCGTCCTCGTTGTTGATGTACTGCACCATCGGCAGGACACCGAACGGGTTGGTCTCTTCAGATAAAAGGATTGGCTCATCACCAATCTGCCCAATCGCATAAACGCGGTGTGCGTGCGGCGTGAATACATTCACGATGCTTCCCGCCGTGTTCCCAACTGCGTCCCGCTTCTCCACAAGGTACACGCCGAACATAGGATTCTGCATGATATCATCGTCATAAACGATGAACGCCTGTTTCGGGTCAAGCAGCGCAGCATGCACCGTCGCCGCATTCGTATAATCCGGGATGTACAACAGCTCATATGCCACGCCGAAGATACTCAAATCCTTGCCGAGTTCCGCATCATGTGAGGCTGCTCCCATCGCTTCCAGCGCATTGGTGAGGCCGCTTGCGTCCGCGCGTTCGTTCTTGGGCTGGTATTGTATGGGATTGCCGAACATGTATCCAGTGGCCGTGTTCGTGATATAGCGCGGGAACGGATGCACCAGTTTATTATTCGGTGCGTGTTCCAGCGTTTTCCGCCGCAGAATGTCATGCTCGCCAAGGTAATACCCTTCGAGGCGCGTGTACCGCGCCAGCCGCTGCTGGTGTTCATTGATACAGCTCCGCAGCAGCGCTGTTGTAATCTCTGCACCGCGCGGGCGGATGATTTTGCGTAATGCCATTTATACCAGCCCCTTAAATCGTGATTTGTCGCGGACTTTAACCGTCGTCCGCCTGCGCATATCCTCGACGGCGTATCGCAGCGCCGCCATGGCGTCGTCGAAAAAGCTGACCGGCTCATCCAGATAAATGCCCCGTTTGTCGTCAAACTGCCATTTCCATTGCTGTATCTCTTTAAGTGTGTTCCGGCAACGCGGGTGAATGACGATTCGCGTCTGTTTTAAAAAGTCGATTTGTGCGTGTACACAGTTCGGCTCCTTTTTGACCCCATGCGCGTTATACCCTGCGCGCCGCCACATTAAAATCCGGTCAGGCTCCGCGCTATCGCACCACATTTTTGTACGTTTGTTGAATCCTTTTTGCCCTGCCAGCGCAATCAGCTCGTTTGTCTCTTTCTCGTATTCGTACAGCTCATCTCGTACATAAAGGCAGCCGTCCTTGAACCCAATATCAAGAATAACATTGGCATGGTTGAAACCGAAGTCCTGCGCAAATACGATTGAATCAAACCGGCTGTCATCTGTATCAAATTCGTCCATGCGCCAGTTACTTAAAATCAAGCCGCCGACCTCGCCCCACTCACCCAATCCGTAAACGCGGTAACCTTCCGGGTCAAGTTCCTTCCTTCGCATCATACGGCGGCTGTACGCCTCGTCAATGAAGCGGTTGTCCAGATACGTCGAGTGATGCGTTAGGACATCCGCGTCGGCTCTGTCGAAATACGCCGCCTTAATCCAATGCGTCGCCGATACTGGGTTAAACGTCAGCTTCATCTGGTAAAAAAGCCCCGGTGGCAACTCCCCGCGTAGGCGGTCGTCTATAATTTCTACATCCGCTTGCGACAGCTCCGTCGCTTCCTCAATCCATACATCCGTGAGCTTCCCCGTCTTGAACGTAATAGATTTCAACTTTTCACGCTCACGCTCATGATTTACGCCGCGGAAAATGATTTCGTTCCCATTAGGGACGCATCGGAGCTGCAACGGATTCGTCGTCACCTGCCAAAAGTGCGCGAATCCAAGCCGGTTTACCGCGCCTACAAGCTCCGCAAATGTCGAATCCCTGTTGGTCACTTCTGCTTTTCGCACGCACAACAGATTTCTACCCTTGTCGGCCAGCAACCGCAGTATATACTGCTGCGCCGTATCCACGCTTTTCCCGCTGCCCGCGCTGCCCTTCATAACAACGTATCGGTGGCGGGATACATGGATAGGTTGGAATATTTTATTTGTAGCAGGCTTAATCGTCACCGAAACCATCCCCGTAATCAAACTGCACTTTGATCTCCATATCTGCATTCACGTTCAGTTTTTCACTAAATATCCCGAACCGCTTGCCCAGCAGTTCAGCGGCTTTCAAGCGCTCTTTTTCGTCGGGGGCCTTCTCCATGCGCCGCGCCTTCGAACCCATGTTGTCGCCGACACTCTCCACCACAACGATTTCGGCGCGGGATTCGCCGCGGAGGACGGATGAAAGATACTCCATGACCTCTTGCGCATCGGCGGTTTTGGCTGTGCGGATGGCTTCAAGGCGGGCTTCTATGGCGTTTTTTACCTCGGGTTTTCTCAGGTTTTCATTCCCAATGCTATACGCCGCACGTTTGCTATACCCGGCTCGGATGGCGGCTTGCGTTGCATTGGAGTCAATCAGGTATTCATCTACAAACCGTTGCTGCTTTTCTGTCAACCCTGCCACACTCGCCGCCTCCTCTCATCCATCATTCAACCTACACCGCGCCCGCTTCCTCGAAGGCCTTTGCCAGCTTTGGGAACTGCGCCGCGATCCAATCGACAACTTCCTTATCTGTTGCCCAACTGCTCCCGCGTAGACCGCTCTCGGATAAAAACGCATGAATCAACTCGTGCCGTAATACTACTTTCTTGCAAGTCGCTAAGTCAGCATTGTTCAGCACATCCGGGCGCGGCACTTCTACGACGCACAGTTTGATTGTGTTGTCGCAGTATCCGTCGCACTGCTCAAGCTTCGGGTCTTCCGCCGCAGTTGATTCCTTGATTGTGTAAGGCGTTCCTAATACATTTACCTGCATATGAATCCTCCCCAATAAAAAACCGCCCACTTGGACGGCAAAATAACTGTGAATATTTGCATAAAACCTATTGACAGTCACGCATATGCGTGATATACTTAATACATAGAAAGGAGGTGAACAACATGGCACTGGATGTAATAGTCAAAGTCCTCCAAGGATTAGCCGCACTGTCGATGGGAATCTACTGGACGCGGAAAAACTTGAAGGACAAAGAACTTCGGTAAGGATGGGGCGCAAGCCCCTTCCTTACCCTCCAGTGTACCATGGATTGCCATGAAAAACAAGTATGCAACCCATTTTCTATGTCTTGCAGCATGTGCCTTGGCGTTTCTCAATGTGGACTACGCCGGTATAAGCGCGCTTGACATCTGCGTCATGGTTGTCTCCGCATTGGCGGCCACAATGGTAATTGCCAACATCGTTCTGGAAAGGCGGCGCAAAAAATGAATCTAAAAGCATTCCGTGCAGCCAAAGGGTTGACGCAACAACAGCTTGCTGATGTGACACAAGTACCAAAGCGCACCATCGAAGACATTGAGGCGCGCGGTGATTGTCGTGTATCTACCGCCATCAAGCTGGCTGACGCACTGGGCGTGTCGCTCGATGAGCTGTGCCGGGAATCGAAAGAGGGCGAATAGCCCTTTTTCTTTTGCAAAGCAAACAGCACAAGCCGATACCGTCTGGGAGGACGATGTAAGCTTGTGCCATTACTTCACGATATCATTTTACCACAGAAAAAACGCACAAAACGCACAACTTTTACTTTTTTACCGCTTATGCAACTTTACTCATGACGTAACCGTTGAGTATCAAACCTTTAATTTGTTGATAATCTAACCCCATTTCTTTCAACACTGCCATCTGGCTTTGCGCTTTGGAAATTTTTTCGATTTCCTCAGATGTCATATAATCAATGGCTACCGCTTTTTTACTCGCATTGCGTTCCTTGCGGATTTGCGCAGCCGTTTTACCGACGACCGCCTTATACGCGAGGTCGGTGTACTGTTTATATGCCCATTTGTTATCGGGTTCTTTCTCTTGAATTACATCTGTCAGCTCTCGACGGATAGGTTTCAACTGCTCACGATTAACTTGGCGTTTCAACAGCTCTGTGCGCATTAGATAAAATTGTTTGACGAGTTCAGTTTTGAAAGCGACAACAGCAGGTGTATTC